CGCATATATATCTACATACGTTCCCAACTTACGAACTTTTATTTATATTGCTCTCCGACAACTTCATCGATCCTTCGGGACCATTATTCAGCATGTCTGAAAACATTAAATTTATTCCTACAGGAATATTGAATAGTGAACCTTCTTGTTCCTATTCCCACATGGATTCATTAACATCCAATTCTGATACTTCTTTTAGCACTGCAAGAGACCAGAACGTTTTATTTGGTTCTAATGCTACTGCTTTAGAAGATATCAGCCTTTCCAGCGAGCCTGATTGTGAGACCGCTTCAACAGTTTCACTCTCTGCGTTTGCTAAAATCTCCAACCCTAACAAGGGCCTCGATCAAGTTGAACTCGCATTCACAACGATCGACTCAATTATTAGCAAATATTATTTGCTTCCCGCATTACATTTCATTACCGATATTATTAAATTTGAGGATGAACCGGGGTGTAGACTAAGCGCTCTTATTTGCTTAGCCAATTTATACTTTCCCGACGCTTCTCGAGATGCTATCGGCAAACTCATGTCCTTTAACGGAGATATAGCTTCTGGCTTTTCTCTCATTAAAGAATTATTTTCGAGCTCTTTGAGCCCATTCTTTGGAGGAGTTGACGAATCACAAACCATTCAAAGCACACCACAATCCCCATCATCATCAGAAGCAGGAGAAATTCCAGTATTGGAGCGTTTAGCAACTATGGAACAAACACTTAGTTCCGGATTAACACAGATTGAAGGTCAAATCAAAGACTTTAGATTCAGTCCTGTTGCAGGTTTTGCTGAAGTAAAAAGCTCAGCGCCTAACTCCATTGCGAGATTTATGGAAGATAACAGTCACATTTTGCGCCCTGTCATGGGTATCATAGCTTATGCCGCTGCTATTTTCGGACTATCAGAATTATTAACATTCGATTTTATTTCACAACAAACAAAGAATGTTGTAAAATTGGCCAACACCATCAAAGCTAAGAACATCATTGTCACCGAAGTCAATGAAGGAGTTGATGCTTTCTTTGATGCTACTTATAATTGGTGCGGAGCCACCTATATTAAACCATCTGCACAAAGATTGCATAAACTATCAACTCGAATTGATGAAGTCCAAGCACTTATCCGAGATTTTGTTACTGCAACAGAACTTGATGTTCTTGGTTATTTAAGAACAGAGCAAATTAGCACGCTTGATATAGTGATAGCTAGCATGGAAAAGGAATACAACGCCTTCTCTGAGAATGAAAAATCTTTATTCAATTTTAGAGACAGATTATCTGCTCTTTACAAGCAAATTGAAGTTCTCAGAGAGAGAAGAGTAAATATCTTCCAAACAATTAGTGGCAAGCAAGAACCAGTCACGCTTTGGATGGGAGGAGTACATGGCTGTGGCAAAACAACTGCCATGGGAAGAATTAACCAAGCCATTATCAGCGATATCGGAGGCCACATATATACCCGAAATAAGGATGACAAGTATTGTAGCAATTGGTCCTCTCCAAGTTTGGTATATACAGATGATATGGGATCTATCTTAGAACAAATAGATGTCATGGAATGGCATAATCATGCTTCTGCAGCCTATACAACAATATTAGGAGCTGCTATAGAACAAAAAGGTAAACCTTTTACAGGAAGGGTTATGACCACCTCATCTAATATGATGTATGTTATTTCTTCGCCCAAAATTTACGACCTGGGTTCCATCAACAGAAGGAGAATGTATTTAGTATATGCACAAAATCCAAGCGTTGCTAAATATAAGCACGAAAATCATGCACAATCACCACCTGGAAGTTTTTATACTGCCGACAAAATGGAGTATTTCCTCTTTGATCCTGAGCATATGCTTAACTCGAAAGGAAATAGTATACCACAGGGTTTCATAGATATCAAACATCCTGGATGTATTGGTAGAGTTACAGAGAGTGAACTTATCGACATGGTAGTTCAAAGAGAAAGATATGAAACAGAAATCTTTCGTAGGAAACTCTATAAGTTGCAACAAGAGTGCAAATTACCACCTGGAATAAATGTATCAGGTATACCAATTGAGTATGATGAAAATCGTTTTCGATTGGAGAATATATTTGATGGAGAAGGAAACAGGAAAGAACGACCAGGCCCACCACATTTTGACATAGCTGAAGTAGAATACGCAAGGCCCAGCTCTGTTAGTTCATCATCATCATATATATCACAAGAAGAATATGCGCTCACAGCATCATCACTTTTAAACATCGCGTCACATGTTGGAGTACCAACCGAGAATCTCATGGATTTTGAAGAATTGCCAGAAAAAGAAATACTTCCTACACAACCACAAATTTTGGTGGGAAGAATCGCAACCCCTCAAGTACGCCAAATGCCCATCATATTGGCTGGACCACCAGGAGTGGGTAAAACACACCTTATTCGTCAAATTTTCCAGGGTGATTATATTTATAAACTCACCTATAATGAAAAAATAGAAGACCTTCCAAAGAATAAAATACTTTGGTGTGATGACTTTACTATTAATGAAGAACGCGCCTCAATTGCCCGAACTATAGCTCATGATTATGATGAATGTACATTAATTTGTAACGGAGTGATCATGACAGCGAATACACAATTGGCTAGTTGGACAAGCGAGTCAAGTACTTTAATTAAGCGAAGATCTACTGTTATCACAATTGAACCAGATTTCAGAATGGCTATGTCAATGAAATTTGGGAGCCATAAAAACTGTGAATCTTACTTGGAGGGCAAAGACACACAAGCTAGATCTAAATGTTTGAAGATTACCTCTACTGCAAAATATCAACCAAAGAGTTATGCTGAGTTGCCTACATACATAAGGTATATGCTAGAAGAGAAGACTGAGAAGGAGAATAAAGTTGTCAGGGATTTCCCTTTTACACTCCCTCATCCTGAAGAATTTGATATACTATGTACTGCGTGTGGCTCTTATGACGAATTGAGAGATAAGAAATTTGGATATGATGACATTAAATTGTTTGAAGCATACAATTATAAGGAAGGTAAATTATCACTTATGTCAGGAGCAGATAGAGCGTATAATATTGTGTTTCTTGGTCCGCTTCTTAAGACTGAAGCTTATGGCACCATAGATAATTTCATCATGGCATTCAATAGTGAAAACCGCACTACTAATCGAGATTTTCCACATACACTGATAAGATTTATTGATGTTACATTAGGATTTATACAGAGCCCAAATGACAAAACTATTAAATGTTATAGAGTCTCTACGGCTTATACAGAACAAATTTCCATTATGGATGGTGAAATTCGCCATGCACATGAGTTACATTTCAAAGATAAACATAATAGCTCTTATTATGATATATTAGAAAAGATGGGTTCTACATCGGGTATCATCAAACCTCTTATTCAGTGTCCAGTTGACATTGATCCAACAAAATTGCCAATTGACATCTGGCATCAATCACCATTGTACACACTTTACTCATTATTCATTGGAGTAGCATCATTAGGTATTAAATTTGGATGTGCATATTCACTCATTTCATCCATTAAGAGATATGGCAGAGAACAAGTCACATTGCCCCCAAAAGTTCCTGAAGCTAGCAAAACACGCTGCATTATAACAACGGGAGTATCACATATACACATTTGTGATAATTGTAGTAAGCGGTATGAACATACTCACTCTAGCCTTACTTGGGTTCCCAAGCCCTATCATGATCAATGGAAAGGAGATTGTCCTTGGTGCCAGGGTAATATCATGGCTACAAAAATAGAAGATGAGTGTGCACCACCCAGTCCTTACCACGCGCCAGAAGTTGAAGAACATCTCAACTGGATGAGAGAACATGGCTATGAATGTATAGCAACACCTGCTGCAAAGAAACTTATTTCTTTGGAAGAAGCTGAGAAAGCACGCCAGGAGGAATCTTCTGAATCTGAAGAAGAATTACCAAAGAGGAAGAAGAAACCTGAACGGATACAATCACAGCACAAGGCTAATTATAAGACAAAAGAGCCTTCAAATTGCTCTGATCAGGGTGTAGCTAGGCGAACGACTGCTTATCGAGTTCAGGTGAATCAAGAAAGAATTCAGTCACAACATCGACAAAATGGCAAGCAAAAGGATAACGACATACCATCAGATGTTGAGAAGAAACGAGTAGCAGCAGCTAAGGCTGCCCACAGCAATTGGAGAATAAGAGAGCATCAACTACAGAGTGAGATTAATAACCTTAAAAAGAAAGTAGAAGTTATGCAAGTTCAGACAGTGGAAAAGAAAGGAGATAAAGTGATCATTACTTTACAGGAGGAAAATTTCCGTTTGAAGATGAAGGAGCGCATGACAACTACTAAACTTTCAAAAGAAAGTATTGATTCCACAGGTAATAATATTGATGGTACAATTGTACTTCATAAGGATGGACATTACGGAGTAATGTACAATGCAAGAGTAGTGTATGCTCATGAATTTTCCAATCTTACGTGGAAAGTGCTTAATACACCTTTAACACCACAGTGGGTAGAAGTGGACATTTCTAGCCTACCAACTAGGGCTAAAACAGCACATGGGGGAATAGTTGTACTGTTTAATCGCAAGAAGATGGACGCTCTGGCCATAAGGGAGACGTTTGGTCATATTTTCACATTGGTTGATCATACAATCGATTTAGGTAGTATATTCGCATTTGCATTCGGATGCGGAATTCCATATGATGTGGATTCTACATTCATACATCCGAGTCTCTTTATCACATTATTTTCTGATCCTGCGTTAAGAATACCCAAATCTTGTCAAAATTACATGTCTAGTGTATTCAAAGACTTAAAATTTGACAGAAAGGAAATTCCTCTATCCGAAGAAGCTATGGTCGATCCCCAATTAACCCAAGAAACTAAGTATGCTCAGAAAGCACAGTGTACTATATATTCGGAAGGACAAAAATGTTGTCATGGGTTGTTGATAAAGGATAATCTTGGTATTACTGTTGGCCATGTTCCTTCACATACTAAATTGAGTATGAGAACAATGTCTTCAGAGAATAATTATCCTATTGAAATAATCCATCGCAACAAAGTACAAGATGTTGCTGTATTCAAAATTATGGATCCTCATTATCAATCACATGTAGATATAACTTCACACATCATTTCCAAAACAGACTTTGAGAAAGTCATATCCCGTCAACTCAAGGATATACCAGTCAGACTGTCTATTCCAGTTATAGAAAATAGATATTTTAATGTAATATCAGGAGTAGGAGAAGTACGAACAAAATTACATTCTTACAATCCTGGCACCGGCGACTATCGCGTTGATGTAGGCAATCTAGGAGTTTCAGGCATTTCTGAACCAGGTGATTGTGGAGGAGTTTATTTATTCGTAAATAAGACTCTCAATGCGAAAATATGTGGAATACACAGGGCAGGTAATCCTACCGTTTCTGAGTGTTCCCATATAACTAGGGAGTTTGTTGTCAGGCTTTTGAATAAAGAAGTAATGGAGGAAGCACTTATACCAACGAAAGTTACTGAAGGTATAATTATGAAAGAACAATCTGTCAAGTGTCATCAGACAGGATTGCAATGGGTAGGTGACGTATATCCCGCCTGTTACACACCATCAACAACTCGTGTTCATAGAACAGGCATACTAATAGAAGAATATGACCTTCACCAGCCATCTATCATGAACAAATTCGATCCCAGAAACGAAGATCAAGCATCAATGCTTAATGAAGGAGCTGCTAGATATGGAAGAGCATACGATCGTGCTAATGTTGATGACTCGCGCATTGAGAATGCTTTTAGGGAAATCGGAAACTATATTTGCAACAAATTACAAGCTGCGGGAAAGGACGTTCGAGTTCTTACTAAAACTGAGGCGATCAATAAACCACCATGGGAAGAATATCCCAAACTCAACGAAATTGATCGTTCAGGTTCTGTAGGCTTCCCCTACTGTAACTCTAAAGATGGTCGCACTTCAAAAGGTGATTATCTATATCAAAATCAGAATAATAAACAATGGTATTTTAAATTAGATAAAGTTTCCCAGAAGATTTCTAAAAGAGTCGATCAAATTGTTGACGATGCCAAGAAGGGTATACCACACATACACCCGTTCATAACATATCTTAAGGATGAAGTTCTCAAGGAGAAGAAGATTAGAGGACCAAAGAGGAAAACAAGAGTTTTCTTTTCCGGGCCATTCGACCATCTTTTGGCTTACAGAAAATACTTTTTGGCTGCTATGGGAAGGATTCATGAGATTAATGCCACTATACCGATTAAAGTTGGTACATCACAACATCAACACGATTGGAACACAATGGCATGGAGATTTCTAAGAGTTGGAGACATGGGGTTCGCATCTGATATGGAGAACTTCGATGCATCTGTATATAAGAAGTTTGTAGAATGCAATGTAATTATGTATAATATGATATATCAACGCTTGGATCCAAATTGGAAACCTGAAGATGATGTTGTCCGAACAACATTACATAAAGCAGCAGAGGGTGCACATATCATAGTTAACAACAAACTATACAAGCTTGATCAGGCCGTAATATCAGGTATCTGTGATACAGCAATAGGCAACTCAGCTGATGTTTGGGCTTTGTACTATATTGTTTGGTTAGATCTTGCGGAAGTGCATGCGCCGGAGCTCGCAAATTTCGCGAGTTTTATGAAACTCGTTGAATTGGGAGACTATGGAGATGATAATGCATGTACAATAGCACCAGAAGTGAGATCTTGGTTTCACTTTAACAACTTTAAGAGAGAAGCTGCTAAATATGGATTTTGCATAACTGACGCAGAGAAAAAAGGAGGAGCGGTTCCTGACCTGGTTCCTTTTGAAGAACTTTCTTTCCTCAAGAGAAAATTCAAATTGAATCAAGGATGGTACACTGCACCTTTGGAGTTGGCTTCAATTGGCAAGATGCTTCATTGGGTAAAGGGAACTTCCAGTTACACAATTAAGAAGGAGCATGTTGACAATTGGCCGCTAGCCCCAAATAGGGATGTAGCAGCACAGTCAATAGATCAGTGTTGGTCAGAAATTGCAATGCATGGCAAAGAGTTTTACGAAGAGATGGTGGCTAAAATTCTTAAGTCAGGCCACTTAGCTGGACTTGAACTCCATCCGCCTCTTTGGCAAACAGCAATGGCTGCATTTGGATATCATGTTTGTTGATTACTCATCTGTAAAAAGATTTTCATCATTGGTGTTTAAAATAGAATCATATTGTGTAATATAATTGTATAAAAATCAACTACTATGGCTGCTCTTGGAACAGCAATGGATAATGGCGAATCAGGTATGCTTCAGGCTGCACCTCAGGCTGACCCTCAGGTGGTCAAATCAAAACCTGGTGAGCTTGCGCATATCACTGCTATGGAAGACGTTATGTTCCTCTTGTATAAGGATTGGATTTATCTCAATCGTTTTACTATTGATGCAACAATGCTTCCCGGCCATGTATTCGCAATTATCCCAATTCATCCCAAACGCTCTCATCAATATGTTAGGCATGTAGCCGATATGTTTAACGGTTGGACTGGAACTATGGGTATTCGCACCCGTTTCATGGCCAATGCATTTAATGGAGGTTCATTCAGAATTGGATGGCTTCCGCCTAATCTATCAGAGACACAAATTCACCAGATGAGCCTCGCCTCACTCACCGCATACCCGAACCAGGACCTCGACCCCAAAAACACGGAATGGACACAGTATATGGGAGAAGATGAAAGGAATGTGATGTTCCATTGGATGACAGACGATATAGATTCCACTCGTCCAGAGACTTTTGGTGGCTATATTGTGATGTATGTTGCTGGCTCCTTAGTTGTGGGTCAACAGCAAGCTGGAACTGTATCTATGGTCGTCGAAAGTGTAGGGAAATTCTATTTCCGCCAACCATCGCCTCTATTTAGAGAGATTTCACCTATTGCTATAGGACCATTGGGTCCTTCACTGCATGATCTCTTTATGCAACCTGGATGTGATGATTTCACTTCAAGCAACTTTCAGGGTATTCAAATTCTCAATTCAGCCGTCAAGGCTATACCCGTTGGATATACTTTTGCCAATGGAGTAGGAGGAAAACCATGGGACCATTCACCCAGTACACTGTCAGAGTATCATAAGCAACTTCTTAAGAACGAACCTAGAGTAGGTACATTTGGTGAATGCACAGGCAATTTTAAAACAGATGCCAATGAATTCAAAATGATAGTCAGTGATGAGTCTACTTATCTTATGACTCTTAATTCTGAAAATGGCGCTTATCGCCTTGATGATTCTGTTGTTACCCCTTCAGGAAGAACATCAAAAGAAGTTCATGAAATTTATTATAACAAGAACACTGTAGGTAGCGCCGTTTTCTACAATGCTACTTTTCGTGGTACTGCACCACCTCATCCAACAACTGGTGAACTTATAGCGGATGCACATGTGTTTATTGTTACTTCTAGACAGGAAGCTATACCTATTAACATTGCTAATGTGGGTGGAAGAGGTTTGGAACAAAAGTTGCAAAATATGCAAGCAAATGAAAGTATTGTTACATTCGTCAATACCAAGAACCGTTCAATGAATATACAAACTCGAGAGATGTCTCGTGCTTTAGCAAAAACAAGCCCTGCTTTTGGGGTTTCTTATCTTTACTATCTTAGGGCTTCAAATACCCCAGGACCTATTCGAGTTATTAGATTGAATCCTAACGGTATGATGACTACTCAAGCTGTTGCAGCAGATGCCCTTCTAATGGTACCAAATGTAGATGTTTACATGACCTATGAAGGCACTATTCCAGTGGACAGCCCGTTACCTCCAATGCCATCAGAGGTTCGATCCTATTGGCGCGAAGTCAACAGTATCAACGGAAAATTGAATAGGCGTACTCCCGATCAAAGGATGAATCTTTTCGCATGTTTATAATATACTAGTGTTCAGAACACTTTCTATTTCTTTGTTTAAAATTTAAAATGTCTTATGACGATTTTGCTGAGTTGCAAGACGATCGACAGTTTCAAAAAGATCTACTATTGAACGACGAATATAATAAACAAATACCATCGGAATACTCTACGTATCCTATCCGGCCAACATCGACTTATACACCTAATTCCTATACGGGTGCAAAATCTAATATGGCTCTACCCTCATTAATATCGGGAATTGCTTCAGCAGGCAGTTCCATGTGGGGAAATATAATTGGTGCCGGATCCAATTATCTTACAGCCAAGCAGGCAGCAGATGCTAGCAGAGCTAATACTGAACTGACTGCAAATAGCAATTTGACTAACTTTCGAGAAAGTCGAGAATTGCAAAAACTAATGTGGGAGAGAGAGTGGGAGACTGCTCGCAAAATGGGATTGTCACATCCTTCCCAAATCTCACAAATTGGAGGACAACAAGGTCAATTAATAGGACGCCAGATTGGCTATGGCCCAAGAGTTCCACCAAATTCTGTATATAGATAATACTTTATTCTTTAATCTACTATTCTATTACTATTCTAGATTTTCGATCATACTGTTTGTGATAAAATTTTTGAAACTACTTCAGCGAAATAACTTTAAGAAATTTATCACTTTAAACAATCACAATGACTGCATACATTTGCATGAGTGTGAGGGAGATTCCTGGCAATAGGTTCCATCCTGAACCACGTTGCCAAGAACCATCCCAATGGGGTTCTATAATGAACAACCATACCAACAATATTCGAGATATTCCTGCATTACAATTCTACAATATGCAGAATAATCACAACGATATGATCGAAAAACTTAGATATTCTAACAATGATGTCTTTCAGAAATGTTTAGACCAAAATGAAAGAAACGAACGTCGACTCGACATGGCGGCTGCACAAGAAGTTGTCCTTAATGTCGATGGTTACGTAAATCACCAAGAACGAGTCATTCACAATGATCGCTTTCCACCACGCGCACCAGTATTACCTCCTGTCAATCTCATTCCTTTGACACCAGAGGCACGAGATTTGATTATGCGCAGTTTTCACGGTACAACTCGTTACCGCCATGAAATTATTGAACGTTTAGAACGTCAGATGTATGATATATCAAACATCGAACATCTACACATTCATCCGGTGCAAAGACAAAGCTTTTACAGGTTTTCTAGAATGGCTCATTCACGTGTTCACGATCCCGTGAGTTTTTCCACTTACCATCATCTGATGGAAGGCATCATTCAGGAAATTATCGACCAATAAAGTCGATTAGTGCTTAATTAACCACATTTTCTTTTACCGTACTACAGCAATATTTGCCGCGATGGTTACGGATTAAGAACAATATAATTAGGTATAAGCATAGCGTACATTTGAGCGACTCGCGGGTTGTGTACCGGGATCCCAATAGGATCGGAGTTACAAAATCCACTTCGTAGAGCCAGATACGCCTCCGCCTCACAAGGTCCGGGGAAGCTCGTATGTATTCAATGAACATAGCATTCGAATTTTAAGGAGAGATCCGAAGTAGGTGCTATTTTTAAGTTGTTTTTGGTTTTCATATTATGACCAGGCATAGATGTTCGCAGTGCAAGCTGTGAGTGTTTTTTTAAAGCCGACCAGTC